ATCTAATCTTAATTTAATTAAATGAAAACAATTGCACTTGCTCTCGCAGCCACCACATTAGCGTCTGCACCTGCATCCGCTGGCGTGTATTTCAACGCTGAGTCTAATGACGGATTTACAGGTAAAACCTACACAGGTAGAACTGTAGATCTACATGTTGGATACGAAGGTTCTGTTAAAAAGCTTGACTACTATATTCAAGGTGGTCCTGCCTACACAGTTGTTGCTGATGTAGATGGTAAAGAAGCAGAACTCTCTGGAAAAGTTGGAGGTACATTTAATGTAACTCAGAACTTAGGTGTATATGGTGAGTTCTCAGGTATTTCTAATGGAGATGAGGACAACAACTATGGCACAAAGATCGGAGCTAAGTATTCATTCTAATGTCTCAACAAAGTAAGACTGGATTCGGTGTAGCTAATCCTGTGCCTTATGCACCAAAAGCTACAGAAGAAAAAGAATCCAAAAAAGAAGATGATGACTTTCCTCAATCTTTAGAGGAAGCATTATTAGGTGAGTAAACTCAACTCACCATGGATAGCAGTCTTAGGGTTGCTATCCTTTTTTGTTTATGTGGAAGCCAGTCACTTAAACTTTCATACACAACAACCACCACAACATGCACAACATGAGGCCACAATTAATTAATGCTCTTAAAGCCCATGCTAATGGAGAGATACAGAAACATTTAGCAAACGTTGAGGTTTACTTATCAAATCCAGCTGGCATCGGTGAGCATTCTGATATTATAGAAGCCATTACTCTTGAACTTGATAAAGTATCTAAGTATCATGATCAAATGGAAGTTCTAAAAAAGTATGTTGAATAAATAAACAGGCTGCACTTTATGTGCACCTTGCGAGTGCCGATGGCAGAAAGTAGATTTCCAATCTAACTTAACAGGGGTTCGATTCCCCTCACTCGCTTTGGCATATGGCCCACGACCTTACACCTCTAAGGAGGCAGGTTAGGATACCCAAAAGCCGTCTAGACGGTGGGAAAGACCACAAAAACGATTAATCTAATTTGCGCAAACAGGTAAATATACATTTATTACATTTAAAATAAAGAAAAATGGCACAACAAGCCACAACAGCCAATGCCAATGGTCCTATTTATGGAGGTGCCGCTAATGGTGATCTCACTAATGCGGGTACAGAAGCGCAAAGGCGAGCCCTATATCTCAAACTGTTCTCAGGTGAGATGTTTAAAGGGTTTCAACATAATACAATAGCTAGGGATCTAGTCACTAGACGTACCCTGAAGAACGGTAAATCATTACAGTTCATCTACACAGGACGTACCAAAAGTGAGTTCCACATCCCAGGACAAAGCATACTCGGTAACGACGAGAAGTCACCTCCAGTAGCAGAAAAGACAATCACCGTTGATGACCTACTCATCTCCAGTGCATTTGTCTATGAGCTTGATGAGACTCTTGCTCACTATGACCTACGTGGTGAAATCTCTCGTAAGATTGGTTATGCTCTAGCTGAGAACTATGACCGCAGAATCTTCAGAGCTATTACTAAAGCTGCTAGGCAACCAAGCCCAGTAACTATGAGTAACTTTGTAGAACCTGGTGGTAGTGTTCTAAAGGTTGGTGCTGCTAACAGTACTACTAAAGCTGATGCTTATGACTCAGCAAAACTTGTAACAGCTTTCTATGATGCTGCTGCAATACTAGATGAAAAAGGAGTTAGTGGTGACGGTAGAGTAGCTGTTCTTAACCCAAGACAGTACTATGCTCTAATCCAAGCTGTTAATTCTAATGGTCTTATTAACCGTGATGTACAAGGTACAGCCTTGCAGTCTGGTAATGGTATCATTGAAATAGCTGGTATCAAGATCTACAAGTCAATGAACATTCCGTTCCTTGGTAAGTATGGTACAGATCCTGCTGAGAATACATCTAAGTCAAATGACAATGCTGGGTCTTTCATTGGTCAAGCAATGGATGACATGGATGCTGCTGCTAATGGTGGTACACCTGCAGGCGGTCAGAAGACTACAAACAACTATGGTACAGCTGCTAAGTTTGCAAACTCCTGTGGACTTATCTTCCAAAAGGAAGCTGCTGGTGTTGTAGAAGCTATTGGACCTTCAGTTCAAGTAACTTCTGGTGACGTTTCAGTGGTATATCAAGGTGATGTAATTCTTGGTCGTTTAGCAATGGGCGCAGACTTCTTGAATCCTGCTGCTGCAGTTGAACTAGTAGCTGGTATTGACGTTTCTGCTAACTTCAATAACACTGCTGTTTCTAACGCAAGTTTCTCTTAATTTATATTTCTATTTATA